GGGAGTTAGCAAAGGATGAAGCAAAGCCAGACTTTGTAAAGCATACAAGAGGTTATTTGTTGCATAATACAAAGCCAGTTGAGGCAATGACAGAAGAAAGAGCTATAGAGTATTTAATTATGAAAGATATTCCACAAAGAGTGTGGAAAGATTATGATAAAGCAAATAAACCAAGAATGGTTATATGCAGAAAGAATCAACTTCCTAGCACTAGAGTATGGCGAAATGCTTGGAAGATTAATGAAGAACTAACCATACAGAAAGATGAGGTGGCTTAAATGGCAACAACAAATATAGTAGATAAAGATGGTAATACTATTGCAGCATCAGATGCAACAGTGCCATCAGATAGACATTTCAGAAATGCTTGGACATTATCAGGTAAGACTATAACCGAAGATTTGGCTGAATCTAAAAAGATTTTTCAAGATAAGATTAGGGAAGTTAGAAAGCCTTTGCTTGATGAAGAAGATGTAGTATATATGAAAGCATTAGAAGCTGGAGATAGTTCTGCACAGGCAGCTAGTGTTACAAAGAAAAAAGCATTAAGAGATGCACCTGCTGCAAAGGCAATTACAGATGCAGACACTATTGCTAAGTTAAAAGCAGCTTGGGATACAAGTGTATTAGGCGATAGTCCATACGCATAGGAGTAAAGGATGGCTTTAACAAAAGTAACAGGAAAAGGTGTAGGTCAGTTAACTAGTTCTGATTCAGATTTTGTTATACAGGTTGTATCAAATTCATCAGATACTGTGACCAATGTTACTAGTGGAGCTACAACAAATATTCTATCACAAGCTATAACTCCTAAAGCTACGAGTTCAAAAATATTAGTTAGAGCAGCTTTAACTATTGGTAGTGACTCAAACTCTTATGGGTATTGTAAGCTATTGAGAGGATCAAGTGCGATAGGAGTAAGCACTCAAGCCAGTGGTAGTCAAATAAATGCCTCTTTTCAAGTTATGGCATTAAACTGGACTTATTCAAATTATAGAGCATATCCTCATATTTTTGAGTTTTTAGATTCTCCTAACACTACGTCAGCTACTACATATAACATAAGTTGTACTTGTACGAGTGCTGATCTTTATCTTAATAGATCAGCTAATTTAGTAACAGACAATGTTTGGACACCAGCAACTGTATCTACACTGACATTAATGGAGATTGCAGGGTGATTAGTTTATCAAAAGCAATATTAGCGATAAATCCTAATGCTTCAGTTGTTATTAGAGATGAAGATGTTAAAAAAATTGAATGGCAAAACGGAACGAAACCCATAGCCGAAGAAGATATTCTTGCAAAACAAAAAGAATTACAAACTGCGTATGACAAGGCTAAGTATCAAAGAGATAGAGCAGAATCATACCCATCCATAGGAGATCAATTAGACATGATCTATCATGCAGGTCAAGGTGGTGATACTTTTCAAAAAGCAATAAAAGCAGTAAAAGATAAATATCCGAAAGGTTAAAATATGCCGTACATAGGTCGTTCAGAAAATTTTGGTGTAAGAAGTAGGTTCCAGTATCAAGCCACGGCTGGACAAACTAGCTTTAGTGGATCAGACGCTAACTCACTATCACTAAGTTACACTGATAGTCTGTACATGGATGTATATCAAAATGGTATATTGTTAGTGCCTGGTGATGATTACACGGCAACAACTGGTACAACTGTTGTTTTAGTTCAAGCAGCAAGTTTGAACGACATAGTAGAAATGGTTGTGTACGATACTTTTTCTGTAGCAAACTCTTATACTAAAACAGAGTCAGATACGAGGTATCCATTTAAAGGCAACAATAGTATCATAAGATTAAATGGACAAACCATTAGTGCTGATATTACAATAGACAGTGACGAGAATGGCGTAAGTGGTGGTCCTATAACACAGAACGCAACTGTTACTGTTAATGGATATTGGAGTATTGTATGACAAGTCAATTAAATGTAGATACCATTGTAGATAAAGCAGGGTCAGGTGGCACGAATGTTAAGGTTGCTAATACTTCAACCTATGTATCTGATGGTGGTGGTGTTACACAAAATACTGTTCAAGGATTAGCAAAAGCGTGGGTATCAGAAGACCATAATACTTCAAACGAAATAAAAGATAGTTTAAATGTAGCATCTGTAACCGATGTAGCTACTGGTGTGTCAAAGTTTTTTTATACTAATAATATGGCAAGTTCAGAGAAAATTGCTTTGAGTGGAATGTCTAGTGGTGTATTTAATGGAGCTTGTAATATGCCTTCATCAAATGGTGGTGATACTGCGTGGAGCATGGGTACAACTTTTTGGCATCATGCAACAAGAGGAAATGGCAGTAATATAGGTTTATTTGATTGCGAAAGAGTCGTTTCAGCAATATTGGGAGACTTAGCATAATGGCTAGTGAACTTAAAGTAGATAAATTTACAGGTATAACCACAGCAGGTTCTATTGATGTTACAGGTGAAGGCAATAGTACAACAACTAATCTGCAACAAGGGTTGTGTAAAGTTTGGGCAAGAACTAATATGTCAACTGCTGCAAATACAGACAGTTTAAATATAAGTAGTATTACAGATGAGGGAACAGGTCATTTCACTATTACTATAAATAACGACATGGGAAACGCTAACTATACTGTAACTGATTCTGCTGATAATGTTACTAGTAATGATAATGTTGCTAATCAAGTTGAGTCTCACGCAACAGGTTCATATGTACTATTGCACAAAGAAAATGGAAACCAAGTTGATACAACTAGTTTTGGACATTCAGCACATGGAGACCTCGCATAATGGCTAGTATATTAAGAGTAAACACATTAACAGATGCAAGTAGTAATAATTCAGTGCCAATAGCTACAGTTGCACAAGGTACAGCGAAGTCTTGGGTAAATCTTGATAAAACTGCATCAGGTGCTGCTGCTAGAGATAGTTTCAATGTTAGTGGCACAACTGACAATGCAACAGGAGATTTTACAGTAACATTTTCTAATAATTTTAGTAATGCAAATTATTCAGTTGCAAGTCATGGATGTAGATTTCATTCAAACGAGGGAGATTTTGTTTTAGCAAATTATTATTCAAGTGCTTATTCTGATGGACAAGCCACCTCTTTTAATAGAGTTTTATCGACTTACGCATCAAGTCAAAGTGCATTTGATATTCATGTTGCATCTATGCAATATTTAGGAGACTCAGCATGACCAAAGCAGCAGAATTAGCAAAGATGGGTGAAGTCCTAACCAATAGTCAGATTGGTGGGCGAAGAAATCTTATCATTAATGGTGCAATGCAAGTGGCACAGAGAAGTACATCTAGTACTGGTGTTACTTCTAATGGTTATCATGCCTGTGATAGAATGAATTTAGAAATAAGTAGTTTAGGAACACATACTGTTACACAAGAAACTTTAACAAGTGGTGCTGCTTATCTTGCTGGATTTACAAAAGCATTTAGAGTTGATTGTACTACAGCAGATGCTTCTCCAGCAGCTGGTGACTATATGGTTTTTCAACAAAAAATAGAAGCACAAAATCTTCAACAGCTTGCATTTGGAACTTCTGATGCAAAATCATTAACATTATCTTTTTATGTTAAATCTAATAAAACTGGAACTTATGAAATTATGCACTTTGTATCTGATGGTACAAGACAAGTAAATTCTACATACACTATCAATTCTGCTAATACATGGGAAAAGAAAATTTTATCAATTCCTGCTGATACTGGTGGAACAATTAATAACGACAATGGAGAAGGTTGGCGTTCACTTTTCTATCTTGGCAGGGGTTCAGATAGAGCAGGAGGATCAACTCCAACATCATGGCAGGCATACGCTATTGCAAACGAAGCACCAAGTCAAACTGTTAATATAGCAGACAATACTGCAAATGATTGGGCAATAACTGGTTATCAATTAGAAGTAGGCTCACAAGCCACACCATTTGAGCATAGGTCATTTGGGGAAGAACTAGCTTTGTGTCAGAGATATTTTTTTAAAAGTGGTAAAGGGGAAAGTCAGTATGCAGCTTTTGCACAAGGTTGGGCAACAGCTTCTACTGCAGGTACTGCTCATGTGGCTTTTCCAGTTGAAATGAGGGCAGAGCCTTCATTCTCACATTCAAATCTTCAAGTATCAGATGACGCAAATGCTGGGATAGCTATAACAAGTTCTGATACTAATAGTGCAGTTTCACAGAGAATGTATGGTTATCTTGAATGGAATGTTTCATCAGGAGCAACAACATATAGAAGCTATGCAATAAGAGGAAATAACAACACATCAGCATTTATTGCTTTTGAAGCAGAACTTTAGAGGTAAATATGATTACATCAGCGAAATATATTAAAAGCAAAATTGTAAATCCTAATAATGAAAACACAAGTATAAGGGCAGTAATAGGTGAAGAAACATGGTCAGTTCCAATTTCCCCTAGTAACAGACACTACCAAGCAATCCAAGAATGGGTAGCTGAAGGCAACAAGATAGAGGATGCCGATTAATGTTGGGTCACGCTGCCATAGCAGAAACTGCTCTTGCTGATGTAGGTGGCGTATTATTATTAGCAACAGCGGAGATGAACGCTCTTGCTACAAGTTCTAGTATAGGATCTGGAACACTTGTTGGTATTTCATCTATGGATGGTAACTTTACACAAACAACAGCAGGTATATTCATAACTGGTAGTGTGAACGCAGAAGTTAGCTCTAGTTTTACACAAACCACAGAAGATATTAAGATAGTAAACTTTACTGATGTAACCATGAGTAGTGTTTTTACTCAGACAACAGATGCACTTGCTATACTTATACCTGTTGTATCTACAGATTTAAATTTTACAAAAACAACGTCAGGAGATATACTGTACGAAGATGTTGTTACAGATGCCACAACAGAAACATTTACAGAAATAACACCAAGTGGCACAGAAACATGGACAGAAATAACACCATCTGGTGCAGAGACTTGGACAGAAATAGAAGCATGAGGTTAAAATGGCAAGTACATATACATCAAATCTAGGAGTTGAAAAGATAGGTGCTGGTGAACAAGCTGGTACTTGGGGTAACACTACAAACAACAATTTAGATATCATTGATAGAGCTGTAAATGGTGTGGGATCTATAACATTATCAGGAACTTCTCATACACTAACAACTAGCGATGGAACATTATCTGAGGGCGGTAACAAAGTTTTAGTTTTGGGGGGCTCACCATCTGGTACAAATACAATAACTATATCCCCTAACGATCAAGATAAAATGTATTTTGTTCACAACAATTCAGGTCAAACAGTAACATTCACACAAGGTAGTGGTGGCAATGTATCTGTACCAAATGGAGCGAAGGCTTTTATTTTTGCAGATGGTGCAGGCTCTGGGGCTAAAGTTACAGATTTACTTGACGGACCTTCAATAGGAGGTGCTAAACTTACAGCTACAACAGCAGAGTTGAACATTATGGATGGCAACACAAGTGTTGGAACAACAGCAGTTGCAGCAAGTGATGGAATTGTAACCAACGATGGTGGCACAATGCAACAAACTACCGCTGCAACATTTTCTACTTATTTTAATAAAAACTTAGTAGAAGCAAAAAGTGCAATAACTGTGTCTGGTACTACAACTGTAACACCAAGTGGTGCAACTTCAGTATATCAACCATTAACAGTATCGAGTGGCAGCCAAACAGTGCGAGTTGCTGTTACAAATTTAGTCGTAGGCCAATATGTTGTAATTGACAAAACAACAAATTCAAACAGCATGACAATAGATTGGACAAATAATGGTGCCGTAACCTCAAACGGAATATCTTTAGGATCTAGTGCAGAATTAGGAATAGGGATATTTAATGGCACTGGATTTTCTTTTACAGAAACAGTTAAGTTTTAGGTGATAAATGTCGATACCTTTAATATCTGGTTTAGGCTTTACTGAAGTAAATTCAGCAGGAACATTAAATGACAAGGCTGGAACTGATAAAAGTAAGTTGCCAATCCAATTTTTTAGACTAACTGACAACATTAGTGGTAATTTAACTTTAAACAATGACTCTGCACATAAAAAAATAATATTAGATACAAATGGTAACACAATAACAAATTCCTCTGGATCTCCTTTAACAAATAATTCAAGTACAACTTTGGAGCTAAT